ATCCCTTCGCCCCGCAAGGCTCCGATTTAGAAGGACCCGCAAAACAATAACTTACCGATGCATAAATGCTACCCATTGAGGCGCCTCAATACGTTTCGTATGTGTCTATCGTAATTGTGGGAAAACGTTGATCTCCCGAGTCGGCCGCTAGTGTACTTTGTGAACTCTTTATCGAGCCGTTTACGCACGCCGACTTTCGGTATCATTACCGGATAACGCGCCCTCGTCATACGTTTAAATACTTTCGTCGATCCCCAATAAGGCGCATAAAACGAGCCCTTATAGAATCGCCCCCCTTTAGCCTTTACGCCGCCCTTCCGTTGTTTGCCTGTTGGCGGCGCCTTATTAGCGATCTGAAATACCGGGATCCCTCGCATATAAACGATTAAATCGGATGTTAATCTATTCGGATAAGCCTTTAGTAAACGAGCCCGGTCCCCTTTCTTTTCTCCCCTGACGTTGAATCTATAGGCCACATATTTACGCGCGAGCTTTATATCTTTAGCGACCTGCTTTATCGATTTCGACCTGGCGCTCTTTGTGGTGTCGTTTATTGCATTGGCTATAGCCCGTTTACCGGCTGAGCCCTCGAGCGAGACGAGCATCCGTTCGACTTCCCGGATATCCTGTTGCACGTTTATACCGATCGGCATAACGCGATCCCTATAGCGCGGCGGTCTCTGCGGGCGCCCCTGGCCCCTCTACAGTATCGGGCTCCGGCCATAGTGTATCCGCCTGTTTTTGTAAAAACTCGAGCGTAGGCGCCTCTCGAGCCGGCGGTCGCGTCCCGTATCCGTATATCCACGGCTGTTTTATTTGATTTAATAACGTCGTATCGTTCGACGTCCATATCTCGACCCCGAATGCGCGTAACATCCCGACCCAATATTCCGTGTTCGCGCGGTCGTCCTCACGCGCCGCCATACCTGGATAAGTGTAATCGGCCCCGAATAGCTGTATTCGTTCGACGCCGATATATAGCGCGTAAGCAAGCATAAACGGAATCGAATTATGTAAATAATAGCCGACTATGTCGCCCGTATCCTTTGTCTCCACGGTGTTTATATGCGGTCCCCTGGACCGTAATACCCTGGCGCCGATCTGATTTAAAACGTCGTTTATCGGGTATTCATGCAATAAAGCGGATTTGATTAAATCGGGATAATCCGCTTTAACCTGGTCGTCGATTATCGAGGTAATAATCGGGACCTCGACATTATTTAAATCGGCTCGATAACGATCGGATTTTATCGCCTCGCCTCGCATATCATCCATTACGAATCCGACGTCGGCTTTAACAGTCCGTAGCGCCTTATTTACCGTCCATATTTCATCCGGAGCCGGCGCGATCGGATCGTAATCAAATCGCATGGCGTTATACGAACGTATCGTCGGTCCGCACGCGACTATATCGATTATTTTCGGATTTTTGCCTGTAACGTGTTTAAACATGATTTCCCCATTTGTCGGATAGTAGAATTACGCCGTTGTTCGTCTTTCCTGGCCTGGTCGTATCCCATTAACCAAGCCTCCGTATAATCCTCGTCGTAAATGTCGCCCGTTGGCGGTTTACGTTGTTCGCCGAATACATACGACCAGTAACCGCGCGTCCGTGGTCCTGCCCCTGGCGGTAGCTTATTCGGGATCCGTTTCGGCATTTTTATATAATAAATATTATTTAAATATATATATTAGTGTCGGACCGTAAAATTCGGCTTTTATCACAAGTTTATACCCTAGTTATCCACAAGGTTATCCACAGCCCGCCGGCTCTGTTTTTGCTAGGTCCTCGAGCGGTTTTGTCGGTCGTCCTGACAACATAGCGAGCCGGATCCCGAGTGTAAAACCTGGTTCACTGTTTTGACCGATCCGGAGCGAGCGAATAGTCGTTCGCGCGACGCCGACCCGGCGGGCGATCTCGTAATCGTTCATATTTAGATCGTCGATCAGTTTTGCGAACGGCGTCTCAATATTCATGGCCGGAATAATAGACATTTTTACATCCCGGCGCTATAGTTATTTCCGCGTCCGCCGATACGGTATTCGAAACCACAATCGAGGTATACGACAATGGAAAAAAATGTCCCGGTATTTACGAATGATTTCGCCCGCCGCATATTAAACGACTTGCCCGCCGTCATGCGTAACGACTTGCGCGATTGCATTACTCCGGAACAAGCGGAGCTCGTTTTCTATTGTTACCAGGATATCCGCGACGTCCCGCCAGAACATCGCGGTTTCTGCTGGTTACACGCGTGAGCCGTTATAACCGACTGCGGGCACGTTACGCCCGCCAGGACCAGGACGACCCGGATAAATACGGCGTCGCCGCACTCGCCGCCCGGGTCCTGGTCGGATTGATTATTTTAGTCGCCTGCGTATTGAGTTATTTAATATCGCTGGCCTGAGTTTATGGTCGACTGCTCTTTCTTTACCCCGTGTCCCGTACCAGGTCCGGCCCTGGTATGTCTCTAATTGCCCGAGCGCCGGAGTCGACCGCCCTTTACGGAGTGTCTAGTCTGAAATGCATTACAACCCGAGGAACATCGCCATGACGGCTCAATGGATCGACGGCGACGGTCTAAAGGACCTGGCGATCAGATTCGACGTATCGCCGGAGCGGGTCCGTCAGATCGCCGGCTCCGTCATGGCCCAAGCCGGCATCATTGACGAGAACAATCGCGGACAAATCCAGACAATCCGCCGGGACCGCCTCGAGGCACTCGACCGGCTCCGGATCCTGGCCGATACGGTCGGCGTCGAATACGTCCGACTTACTGGTCCCGTAAAAGACGGAGCCCCTGTCGCATGGGAGGAGCGGAGCCGGTGTTCCGATCGACGCCGACCGCGAGCCCGCCGAAATTCTGGTCCGTATACATGTTATTAGGAGTCGAATTAGTGAATATTCGCGATCGAGGAGCGCGAGCAATGGTCGAAACGAGCTCGCGGCGAGCTGCGAAAATGATTTTCCGCTTGATAATCATTGCCCCGCTAGTGTCCCCGGTTTAATTTCCGCGGAGTATAACATACTGTAATTGCTGCTATTCGCCCCGTTTGTGTATGTGATTCCTTATCACGAACGCGTTATCCCTTAAAGTATTGATAATATGGAGGTATTTATGTGTAACCCGATCGACGTCGCAGAGCGGAAAATCGACCAGATTCTCGCCGACCTGGAGCGAGAAATCGGCGCCCATGTCGACCAGGTGGAGATTCTCCGTATCGGCGGAACCCAACAGACCGCCGTAATGATGCGGACGACGGGCGATCACCGCCGACCCGGTAACGGCTGGCCGGACCGGAGGCCGTTCGCCGCTTCTCCAGAGGCGCCGAAATGATTCGACTCCTCGAGCGGCGGTGTCCTATGTGTCAGGAACTCGAGCCCGTCGGCGCCGGACCGCGTATCGAGGCGCGCGAGGCATGTCGGAACTGCGGACACACACTGCGCCCCCTGGCCGGCTGTGTCTGTCATGGATGCGCGAGGCGGCTCGTTATACTTGGCCCGGCCTGGACGCCTGAAACACTGTTTCATTAGTGGCGACCCTGGAGAAGCGGCGAACGGCCTCCGGTCGGGTCCGGTGGCGCGCGATAATCCGCCGTAAAGGCTTTCCAAGAATGAGCGCGACATTCGATAAACGATCGGAGGCGAGGAGCTGGTCGTCGCGCCTCGAGTCCGAGATTAAAGCCGGCCGATTTAGAGCTCCGAATCCTCATCTCGTCCGGGACCTGGTCGAACGGTATATCGCGACCGTCGTCCCGCATAAGAAAACCGGCGCCAGGACCGCCCAACAGTTGCGCGCCTGGTCGGAGCTGATCGGCGAGCACGCCCTCGAGGACCTCCGGCCGGCGGCGATCGCGACGGCCCGAGACCGGCTCGCGGAGACGCGCGGACCGGCGACCGTTGTCCGGTACCTCTCCGCCCTCTCGCACGCGTTTACGATCGCCGTAAAGGATTGGCAATGGGTAGAGTCAAATCCGGTCAAGCGTATAACCTGGCCCCGTCAGCCCCGCGGCCGGGTCCGATTTCTTTCCGAGGACGAGCGCGAGGCATTAATAACCGCCGCCGCCGACTCTAAATGCATCCCCCTGGTTTCTATAATCATGTTGGCCCTTTTAACCGGGATGCGCCGCGGCGAAATACTCAATTTAAAGTGGCATAACGTCGACCTCGAGCGGCATCGCCTCATATTGACCGATACGAAAAACAAAGAGCGGCGCCAGGTCCCATTAGTCCCGACGGCTTATGCGATCGTCAGGTCCTGGAAATGCGGCGAAATATCCGGTAACGCGTATATATTCCATAAACGCGGCGCGACTGATATCCCGGTCCGTATCGATCGGCATTTTAAACGCGCGGTCCGTGTCGCCGGGTTAACGGATTTCCGTTTTCATGATTTGCGCCATACCGCCGCGTCGTATCTCGCGATGACTGGCGCGACGACGAACGAAATCGCGGAGATTCTAGGCCACAAAACACTAGACATGGTTAAACGATACGCCCATTTAACGACGACTCATTCGGCCAAGGTGCTAGAGCGAATGGAGTCGGAAATCTATACAGCCGAGAAAAGGGAGCCTTGAATATGCGACATAACCTTACAGACCGCGCGAAACTGATAATCGCGATAATCGTTTTTATTCTGGCCTGCGGGCTCGCGGATTCCATACAATATGCGGGAGCCTGATCGATGTTTTTAGACGATGAGGACGACGTCCGCGAATACCAGGTCGATAAATCATTCGCTAAATTGTGCGGCCAGATCCTCGAGGCGGCGAGCGCCGGCGACCTGGTCGAATATTACCGGCTGAATCATTGGCTATTGTGGTCGCACTTAATTAACGGCCGGGTCCGGCCCGAGTGTCGCGATACCTGTTTTAATTCACTTGTCCGCCTCGAGCGATTGGCGCGCGAGGCTTTTACGTCGGAGGTAATGAAATGAACATTGCATTAACCATTTACGTCGACTCATTCGGCGTCCTGCGGGATTTACTCGAGAAACTTCCCGAGGATATTAAAACCTCGACCGCCGTCGTCGTCGAGGCGCCGCCGGAGACTGCCGCGTCGACGGTGTCCTCGAGTGTCATAACGGCGAGCCAGGACGTCGAGGAGCCGGCCGGCGAGGACCAGGACCAGGACGACGAGCCGGTCCTCGACGCCGACGGGACCGTATTCGACGCGAATTTACACGCCTGGAACAAAGATACGAATAGTCCCTCGTTGACCGCCACCGGGAAATTTCGGAAGAAACGGACCCCGAAAAAGTCCGCCGATAACGTCGCCAGAGCCGGCGAGGCGACGCCACGCGAGACAGGTCCGGAACCAGATCCGGAGACGCCGACGGACCAGGACGTAACGGAGCCGGAGCCCGAGACGTATTCGAATGTCCTGCGGTCAATGCTGAATAATATTAACGCCTCCGAATCGGCCGTCGCCTTGAACCGGATTGAAAATCACCCGGTTTTACAACAATTGCCGGCCGGCGAAAAACAAATCGCGACCAGAGCGATCCGGGATCGCGCGGACGCGTTGATCGAGGCGGATAACTGCGATTAAACTATCGGTCGACGGTCCGGTCGGACCGTTTCACCCGGCGCCGTGTTCCGTTCCCCTGGCGGATCGCGGCGCTATCTTATACCGGGACGTCGGGAAAGAGCCGGTCCTCGATCTCCGAGACAATCCGCCGGAGCCGGTGTCGGTATTCGAATACGCCAGAATGCCCGACCTTGTCTTTAAATATGTGGTCCTCGTTAAAAACCTTGTAACGCGGGTCCGTAAACGACGGCCCGCGGCGACCCATTGCCCCCCAAGGATGGCGCCAGAGGACCCGCGAGACGCGCGTCGGGACGTCCGTCGGCGAGTGCCATACGTTAACGGTGTCCGCCCCCTCGAGGACCGCGTCGCGGTCGAGCGCGGGATTTATCATCGTGACATGCCGAAACTTCGCGCCGTAGCTCGCGGCCTGTTGAATAACGGCACATCCGTTCGAGTGTCCGATTGCAATCGATCCCGGCTCGACGATCGAGGCGAGGATCCGCGCGGTCCCCGTGTTACAGACCCGGACACGGAACAAGCCGAAAAAACCGTAATCGATCTCGACCGGCTGGTAATCGCCCTTTTCTGCCAGGACCGGGACGAGTTTATCGGTCGTCCCCTGGCCCTTGTCCTTTACGTTGAAACCGTGAACAAGGTAAACAATCATCCGTCGGCCCCCCATGCGCGATATCGGACCCGCCCGCCGTCGAAATTGGCGATATAAGCCTCGCGGCGCGGATTGTCCCGGATCTGTATATGTACCCAAGTCCCCTCATAAATGACCTTATCGAAATCAAGGTCGGAGACGATAATCCGTTCGGTAACTTCATACGGCGAGCCGAAACCCGGGATCCGGAAGTCGGCCGCGCGCCCGTGACAATGCGCCGAATTAACCGCGCCTCCGACGACGACGTTTAATGTCTCCGATCGGAAGCCGGAATTAATATAAACCGGCTGATTGTTACAAAGGACCCGGACACGTTCGAGCATCCCGGCGGTTTCATATAAGTTTCGGAGCTGGTCCGGCGTCGGCTCGTTTGATATCCCGCGGCGCTCCGCGATATAACTCCCGACGAGCTCCTCGCGCGTGAAATGCTCCGATATATTCATTTAAATAGCCTCTTTAATAGTTCCCATTCATGCATAAACCAGACCCCGAGACCGAAAGATATCCCGACGATCCATCGCGCGCCCTTTGCCATGTATTTAAATCCGACGAGCTCGAGCGCGATCGCGTCGACTTTTTTTTCGATTCGGTTATGGCTACGTTTATTGTCCGCGTCCGAATCCTGGTAAAGCGCCTCGAGGCGCGTTAACCGCGTCGAGTTTTCGTCGACCTTTTTCGCGAGTTTATCGATATATTCCACGTTTTTACCCTCATTGGAATCATACCTCCGCTGTATCTCTTGACCTCATCCATAAGGTTTTAAGTGTCCGGCGTATAGCGGACGACGTTCGTCCCGTCGCTATACAATAACGCGCGTTTCGTTGTCGCGACCGTGATCCCGGTCCCGCCGGATGTTTTTAGCGTAAGACTTTGCGCCGTGTTGTTATGGAAACTATAAAAGGCTTTTTCGGTATTCGGTAAAACTACATTACGCCCGGTCGTTAGCGAGGTCCCGGTGTCCGTCATTTCAAAGCCGGCATATTGCCATTGCTGCGGTTTGGTCCCGGTCGCCGTGATATTTAAATCGGCATCGCTCGCGAAATCGATAACCAGGACCTCGCAGACCTTGGCGTCGAATACGTTTAAACCCTCGTTAATCGGGACATCGGGATTATCCTGCCCGTCGACGAATTCCGTTAAATTCAAGTTTGCTGTTGTCATGTTAAACCCTCATATTTTCGGATCGACGATCGAGATCGCGCCGGTCGCCGTGTCGAGTTTTATCCCGTGTCCCTCGCGGTCGAGTGTCGTCCCCTTTTGATATACGACGACGACGATATCCGATTGAGCGGAGCCGAAATCGGCCGTTTGCTCCGCGGAGGTATAGGTCCGCGTTTCCGTTCCGACGGTAACAGTATACGTCCCCTTTACGACGTCCGAGCCGTCGAGGAAATCGACCGTATAGCTCGCGATCTCCGGATCCGTTTCCGACGCCTGGTTCGGGACCAGAGCCCCGGCGAGCCGGGATCGCGGCGTCCAGTCGATGACCCAATCGGCGCCCGATTGCGCCGCGGCGATCGCGGCCGGCGCGAATGGCAATAAGGCGACCCCGTCGAACTCGAGCCCGATCGTCGATACGTCGTCGATCGACTCATCCGAGCCGGCGAATTTATGCGTAATCGTTTCGCCGATATCGGTCGAGGCGTAGAAAAGCCGTATCGCCGTGGCCGGCGCCAGGACGGCGAATAAATCGCCGGAGGCATGATTACCGATCGCGTAATTTGTCCCGCGTCGGCCGCGGAGGAGCCCGGTTAACGTATACCGGCCGTCCCCGAGTGCGGTCGCCGTGATAAATTGCAGGACCTCGTAACGCCCCTCGCGCCCGAGGACCGCCCGATTAATGTTCCGGTCCTGGATAACCGCGGCCTCCGTGGAGCTCGCCAGGGATCCCGGCCCCGCGAGCCGGACCGTTACGCTATTCGTCCAGTCAATCGCGCCGGTCGTATGGTCTCCGAGCGCGTCCTCCGCGCGTCCGGCGTCCGCCTGGTCGACGAATCGGGTAATCCGGTTATATTGCGAGGACTCCGCGGAATATTTAAATAGATCATGACCGGACCAGGACGAGAGGTATCCGGCCGCGGCGGCATAAACCCCGAGATTGTCGTCGGTCCGGTCCATAATCGGGATATCCAACCAGACCAGTAAAGCCGGCCCGTTTTGGTCGACGATATCCGCGTAATCCGCGGAGCTGCCCGAGCCGGTCATCGTTTGCGTATAGATCGGCGTAAATTCCGGGACGGCTTGAAACTCGATAAAGCCGTTCGGGTTTTCGGATTCCTCGAGTAATAGTATTTCGCGCGCGTCGCCGTTGTCGTCGATTGTTACGATATCGGTCGGCGTCAGGTATTGATACTGCTCCGTTAAACGGATTGTTAAGGTCTCGCGCTGTTGGTGTTCGCGGTATAACAATACATGCGCGGCCTGTATCGCTTTATCTTTATCGAGTGTTACGTTGACAGTAACGACGCGCTCGTCGTTCGCGTCCGTAACCTGGCGGCTCGAGCCTTCGGCGCCGACCTCGTAATTTGTCTCGCGGTCGAGGTATTTAATTGTTATTTGCCGCGGTAATTCGAGCTCCTCCGCCCGTTCGCGCGGGACCATGTCCGGGACCTCCGCGTCGCCGTCATGCGCGGCCATGTCGCCGGCGGGAATGGTAACGACGGAGGACCCGCCCCGCATAACGCCGACGAGTTTATAATCGATTTCGACGATATCGAAATAAAATGTTAGTTGTAAATCCTCGAGCGCGCCGCGGCCGGTTTTGGGTCCCGGGATCCGGTACCCCTCGACGGTCCCGGATAAGCCGGACATATCGAGCTCCGACGCCTGGTATCCATAATCCCCGAGAATGTCCTCGACGACCGCCTGTAATGTCTGACCGCCGGCGAGGACGAGCTCGTCGCGCGTGAGGATCTCGAACCGCGACATAACGAGCGAGTCCGTTAGCGGTATGAGTCCGTTATAGGTAACGGAGTTATCGATCGTAACGGACCCGTCGACGGACCAGGTCGAGCCCGAGACCGTTTCGTCGAAACTGTATAACCTGGCAAGCGACGAGGTGTTCGAGACGCGGATCAGACAATACCCCGGACCTATCAGGAAATTACGCGAAATCTGATTCGAAATCGGCGGTCCGTCGTTTTTAGCCCATTGCGCCAGGACGTTAAACTCGATGTCGTAATAAACCAGATATCCCGTGTCGGCATTATTCGGCGTCGCCGTCCAGAATACGAAAAACCGATCGTCGTTTTCGGCGTCCGGGTATAGCCAAAAATTCGTACCTATAACGCCGGTCCGCGATAGCAGGTCGTTAAAGGTCCGAGCGAGATCCCAATCAAATGTAGGTCGACCGAATTCGTCCGCAAAGTAACGAACGAGCCCGGGACCGTCGGCGCCGTAAGTCGTCGTTACGTAATATTTACCTCCGAGTAATTTCGCGGTCCGATGTTCGTCCTCGCCATACATCCGATAATCGACGCACCCGAGCGGACCCGTCGACCCGACGAAATTCTCGATCCCGATCTGAGTGCCATCCCAAAATAAACGCGAGGTCGAGCCGCCGAATATGTTTCGCCAGAATACCGCGCGCGGCTCGTTTTGGATCTCGTATGCTGTCGAATTTGATAGAGTATTCGGAAGCCGGACCGGGTATGTTGTCTGCTCAAGTATCTCGCCGTAAAGGTCCGTCCGATAGAGTATATGGTCGAACTCGTAATCGCTATCGAGCCCGTCCGTCGAGGTCCTCCCGATCAATACGGTCCCGTTATCGAGGACCCCGGAATCGGACATTACGCGCTCCGTCGTCAAGGTCTGGAGTATCGACGGCGGCGCGTCGGCGGAATTGTCTTTTATTATTTCGACTTTTACCTGATTCGGCGCCTTATTATAAAACCGTTTAAGCCGGAGCCCCTCGAGGACAAGGTAAGCTAAACCCCGATACGCCGAAACATTGCCGGCGCCCTCGTAAGACTCGATCATCGAGTCCGGCGTCTGTGTTTCGGTCCCCTTGTATATGGTCAATCGGTCGTAAAATTTCGACTTAGCGGTAAAACTGAGCGCCTCCGCCGTACTCCGACCGTCGTATATTAATATGCCGTTTAACCAAATCCGGCCGACGCCCTCGATCGGTCCCTCGCATAGACAATATGCGACGTCGAGCGAATATTTATACGTCGTAACCTCCGTCCCGCTGGAGAATAATCCGCCGCCCTCTTTCTTTTTGTTTTTGTCCTCGAGTAATCCCGAATTGAATAGCATGACCGACGGAACCGGCATCGTTCCGTATACCCGCGGGATCGGGTCCCCGTAACTGGCGCCGGTCGTCGTCAGGTCCGTTACGCGTCCGACCTCGATCGGCGTTTTTTCCTCGAATCCAGCCCCGAGACCGGCGCCGACCGAAAACCCGATCGCGGCGCCCTGCGGACCGGCGATAAAGTAACCGGCGACCGCGCCGATCAGACCGCCGACGAGAGTTTTAACGCCTTCGGCCATTATTTAACCTTCGGGACCTCGTTCGCCTTGTCGAGCCCTGGCACGTAATCCTCCGCGCGGCGGTTATACGTATTGCGATACGTGTCGCGGCATGTCGGGAGGTCCTTTAAACAACCCGCCGTGATATCGAAAAAATCAAACACTGAGACGTCATACGGAAACGGGAGGAAAAACTCGAGGATATTGCCGGTCGCCGTGAACGATTTAACCTCGCGCGATACGCCCGCGTTTAAGCCGGAGGTAAAAGTAACGACCCCATGCTCCCAAAAGCCGTCCGGCTGAACTGATAAAGACCCGGACGCAAATATCGCGCGACTAGTAATCGGCGACGTCGCGATCGCGCCTTTCAAATGCCACGCGAGGACCGTCTCCCATTCGACGCCGTCGGCCTCGACCGTCGTCCCGCCCGGTGTCGTATTCCACGTGGGCTCGCCTTCGGTATCGTTCGTCGTCCCGCCTATCGTGCATCGATAAAAATAGTTAAAGCCGGCTGTAGGTCGAACGAAGGACCCGACGCCGGCGTCGTATGCATCGACCGCCGTAACCGCCGTCGATGCGCTCCAGTCCGGCGGGTATTCCGGGACCTTACATTCGGCGTCGAATAATTCCGCGCGGCATCGCGGCGTTAAAACTTTTCCGACGGTCTGTTGTAACCGCTGGAATAACCCTCGGATCTCGAAATTAAAATCATTGTCGCCGGCTTGCTGGCGTCCGAGTGTCCCGGCGCGGAGTTTAATAATCCCGTCCGGTAACGATCGCGGATTTACTTTGAACTTTTCGACGGCGGCGTTATCGAGAAAACCGTTACGGACCGCGTCGAGTGTTATCCCGGAATCGACGAAATAACCGATTAAATCGACGTTATCGACGTTCATTTCGGACGTTGTCCGGATCGCCTGCGCGGTATATCCGCCAATAGATTTATACGTAACAAGGTCGACGACCAGGTCGACTTGCCAGTCGGTAAACCCGTATACCGTCCCGCCCGTGGTCGTAATCTTTACACAAGTGGCGAGCGCCATTGCCCCGGAATCGAGCGCGGCTTGTATCGCGGCCGGGACGTTTCGACTCATTCCGGAATGATCTCAATTAACGGGAGGTTAAAGGACATGATATTACAATTCGCGAAATTCGCGTCGAGCGATTGTTGATCGATCCGGACCGGGACGTCGAACTCGTAACCGGCCGTGACGCCCTGGCCTGTTGTCGGGACGTTACCCGTCGTAAACGAGACGATCCCGGTCCCCGTCGCGAGCGTCCAGTGTACGCCCTGTGTCTTTTGTACGCCGGCGACGCCGACCAGGACGGAACCGGAAACGGGTTTATTTATGGTCCGGGTATGCGATAGTGCGGCGCCGACCGGCTGATAAACTTTAACGAGCTGGTAATCCGCCTCGACCGAATCGCCCGTTCCGATCGTTACATCATCAAAAGCCGGCGTCGAATTCACGCCGACGGATTTATAATCGCCCGGGTCCTTTAACCGGAACCCGTGTTCCGGTCCTCCGAGTGCGAAAAAATAATCGAGTATCGTCTCGAAATCTTCGACCGTTTTAACCTGATTCACGTTATAGCGATGTAACGCAATATCCCGATTCGCCTTGCGGAACTCGCGACCCGATTGCACCCGATTAACGTCGACCGAAAACGCCGGTCCGCCGACGGTGTTGTATTGGAGATTATCCGGAAACCGCGGAGATTCTAGAAAACTCATCCGTTACGCCTCAAGTATTCGTTAATCGTCCGCCCGAGATCATAACCGACCTGCGACGCCGACTCGCGAGAAACGCCGCCGCCGGCCGTAACGTTTAACGTTAGATTCATCCCGCCGGCGCCGTTCGCGAGAACATTCCCGCCCCCTTGCTGCGGGACGAATACCTCCGGACCGCGCTCGCCGACGATAACAGGAACTCCGCCGCGGACCGGACCGCCGACGGCGCGCCCTAGGATCCCCGTTATCCCCGCGGCGATACCGGCCTCGCCGCCGAAAGCCGAAAGGATCTGAGACGCGGCGAGCTCCGCGGCCATGCGCCGGAGCGTATCGGTAAACCCTTTTACCATCCCCTCGAGGTCGGACGCGAACGGATCGAACAAAAAGTCGGCGAACGAATCTTGTATATTACGCGCGGCTTGTTTGCCGAATTCGTCGAGCGCGTCGGCGGATTCCTCGACCTTTTCTTTAACCTTGTCGACGCCGGCGTCGAGCCCCTCCTCGAGTTTAAATCGCCCTTCGGCGTACTCCTCGAACGATATCGCCGCACTCTCGAACGCGGCCTCGAGGTCGGCGAGCCCGCGCGTATATTCTTGTAACGGCGTCGGATCGATCCCGATCCCGTCTTTTAACGATTCGCGCGCGGCCTCGACGGCGCGGTTAAACGTCTCGAGGCTGATCCGGCCGCGATCGTAAAGTCCCTCGAGGTCGGCGACCTCCGCGTTATACGACTCGAGCGGCGTCCGCACGCCCTCCGTTATATCCTTCGCCCTGGCGAGCTCTTTATTCAATTCCGCGAGCGCCTTTTTCTGCTCTTTCGCGGATTCCGTTGTCCGCTTTAAAGAGTCGTCCATAAAGTCGGCGGCGTTAACGGTCTCGCCGATATTCGCGTTAAATTCGAGTAACGATTTTGATATGTCGTCGAACTCGTCCCGATACACGTTCGCCAGGTCGCGGAGATTGTTCGCGGCCTCCTCGTTTCCGAGCCCCTCTTGTACTTTGGCGGCGGTCTCGACCAGACCGATCCGGAGCGCGACGAGGAACCGATTCGCCTGCTTTATTGCCCGCGGGAGATTCGAGGCGAGGAAATTCGCGAGCCCGGTTAACGCCGGCCCGAATATTTCGATAATCTCTTTACCCGCGGCGGAGAACTGCGCGCGGATCCGTCCTATAGCGTCGACCGCCTCCGTCGCCTTATCGGCGACGCCTTGCTCGAGTGTCAGCCCGAGCCCGTCGGCCTCTCGACGGAGCTCGCGGACCGCCTCCGACCCGCCTTTCATCGTCCGCAATAACCGGACGCCCTCCGTATCGAACAATTTAAAAGCAAGCCGGAGTTTACTCGACTCGTCCTCGACCTGGTTAAACGCGTCGGCCAGGACCTCGAATTGCTGATCGAGTTCGAGTGTATTGAGTTTCTGAGCATCGACCCCGAGCTCCGCGAGCGCGTCTTTCGCGACGCCCGTCCCCTGCGCGGCCTCCGAGACGCGGCGCCCGAGTCGCTGGAGTCCGGTCGTCAGTGTATTAAATTCGACGCCGGTCTGTTGTGCGACGAATCGGTACTGGCTGAGCGCCTCCGTCGAAATATTAAGTTGATCGTTTAACTTATTTAAATCATCCGCGGCGCTGAATGCTGACTTCGAAAACGCCCCGAATATAACGCCGGCGGCGGCGCCGATCGCGGCGAATTGACCTTTTAGGGACCCGAGGTTTCGCCGGACCGAATTTAATCCGGCTTTGGTTTTATCCTCCGCCGTGACTCTATATCGTGCTGTCGGTCTCGCCATGTAATTTACTCCACGCAATCCAGAGCTGAAACTCCGCGACCGTCATATTCGATACGGTCGAGAGCGGCATCCGGAACATATACGCGACGTCCATTATCGAGCGAATCCGCGCGTCCCGTTTCAGTTTCCCGCGAGCTCCTCCATTACGTCGTCCGCGGATTGCTCGTCGTCGGCGAGGTCGTCCGGCGCGTTGATCTCGCGCGCGATCCTGGCAATTACCGCCGGCCCGTAATCCTCGACGCCGAATTTACGGAGCTCGTCGAGGTCGCCTTTTGTAAACGCCGGCGAACCGTCCTCGTTTTTTGCGCGGACCAGGATCGTCCGCGCGGCGACGCCGTAATCGCTGTCGTCCTCGTAAATGGCCTCGAGCTGCGCGAGCGTAATCGGGTATATAAATAATTCCATACCCCACTCCGGAACCGTAACGACGCGAGCCTCGCGCGCCTGGAATGCGGCCCGGACCTTATCACTAAATACTGACATAAATTACTCCGGTTTACGGGACGGTCGTCGTCGTCATTTCCCCGTTAACCGAAAAGCCGAAAACGTTCCCGGCGAGACCGTCCACGCCGCCGGAGCGGGAAACGGACGTAATTGTAGCCCCTTCGGCCGGTGTTGCATAGTAAGTCGAGCCGCTGGCGTCGCCGCCTGGATAGAGCTCGAGGACAATTTTATCGCCGACGACGAATTTCGTCTGGTTGCCAGTTGCGGCCGGCTCCCAATGCGCCGTGATTTGTCCGGTCGTTTGCTTTGCGCCGGCTTCAAATTTTTTCGTACACGTGCCGATTTTCGATGCGTCGATCTGCTCCGCGGATTCTTCATACTGCCACGCGGAGACCTCGTCGACCTCGCCGGCGGCGCCGGTCGTCGTTGTGGCCTTGTTCTTTACCTTTCCGAGACAACCCCGTTTTACACTCATGGTAATACCCTCCGTTACACTGCGATATCCGGCGCGCCTTCGGCCGTCCGGTAGAAAATATCATAAACCAGGTCGCCGACGAGGAGCGATTGATCGCCGTCCCCGTCGATAGCTGCGGAGACTGTACTCCGTTCGACGCCGACCGCGAGCCCGCCGAAATTCTGGTCCGTATACATGGCGACGTCGACCTCGCTCGCGATCGTATTTAATAAGGTTTCCTCGCCAGGTTTTACCGACGCCTGGACTCGAACGGCGAGCCGATTAAGCGGCGCGCACCCGCCCATTTTCGCGGAGTCGTAATCGGGCTCGTCCTCATTCGATAGGATATTTAAAGCCGGCGTAACGCCGTGAGGATAGGCGCGGCGCCTGAAACACTGATCGCCCGTCGTCGTTAATCCGGTTAACCGCGTAACAACGGCTGCGACTATCATTTCGCGAATATTCACTAATTCGACTCCTAATAATTCGACTGTAGCCTGGCCTGTAGAGGTCGGCTCGTTACCGATTCGAATATTTTGATTCGTCGAAAAATCCGCGGTAATAGGAAAACGATGCGTCCCGACCGTATTAAATATCTCCGAGGCGCCGGCTCCGAGATACGCCCGAAAATTGCAGTCGCCGAAATCAATCGATTTAATCTCGACGTTAACGTAATACGTAAAGCCGTCGAGCATTGGCCCGATATCCGGGTTAATGACATATGTTTCGATCGGACCTACGCCGACGAAATTAAGGTCCGGCGCGCTAAACGCGCTCCATTGATCCACCGGGTCCTCCGTGTCGTCGTCCCATGATGCGACCGCCGGCGTATGTAACATCATATCCGCCGTAAATTGTGCATTGTCTCGCCGTACCCGTTTGGCATCGGCTCGAGGACCTGGTATTGCTGTCCGCGGATTATCACGGTCGCGAGCTCCGCGAGCGCGTCCGTCGTTCGTGTACGTAAAACAGGACTCGAGGACCGGACGCCGACGTCGCCGCCGGCATCCGCTAGAAGATAACTATCTTCAAAAACCCCGAGGATATAACCGTCGAGCGTTTCGACCCTTTCACAAAAACCGAATTCCGGATCGTAAAGGTCCTCGAGATCGTCCTCGATATCCTGTAATAAAGTACTCATGCCGCGAGCTCGTTAGAAGGTGCAGAGCTTGATTTTTACGGCGGTGGCACCAGTCGCCGCCGCCTCGACCGCGAATCCGAGCGGGAGATTATTCGCACCCGTAACCGGCGTCGCGGTGGCGCCCGTGGTCGCGTAAGCCTTCTGACCTACGGCGAATGCAGTCGTCGCGCCGGCGGCTTTGGTAACGGTCGCGCCGCCCTCGACGGCCACGCCGACCAGGTCGCCGCCGGTCGCCGACTGTACATAAACGCCGGCGACCTCATCACCACGCCAGATCGCCCCGCCAGTGACGCCGCCAGTCGCGGCCGTTACTGTGATTACGTCCTCTTTACCTGTGTAATTGTCCATTTAAAAACCCTCCAAACGAATGAATGAAAAACGGCGGCGACTAATTAGGCGCCGGCATTCTTGAATAAACCGCGGAAATCGAGCGGAGATACGCCGCACTCGATCCGGGTTTTATACTCGATACCGTCGATCGTCCATCCGTCGCGGGACTCGAGAGTCGGCTCCTGCTGACCGTTGACGAATCCGACCTCGAGCGTATCGGTCGAATTCTGGTTCGCGGCGAGATACCAAGCCGTCGCGCTATCGGCGTCGAGGCGCGGATCGGCGACGACTTCAAAGGTACCCGCGAACGTATTCGGCGCATAAAACGAAGTCGTCGCGCCTTCGGCCGGATCCCTCTCCGACTGGCGGAGGATATTCGCGGTCGTCTCGAGTGCTACCGGGACAATCAAATAAGCCGGTCGAATATTCAGCCCGTGAGACGAATCCGACGGATCCGACTGGAGCGCCATCAGTTTACGACCCTCGTCGAGTGTCGTTGTCGACGGCGCGCCGGCGGTCCCGATATTCGTATGTGTTGCATCGAATAGCGCGGTCGAATCCTGATTCATGGTCGGATTGCTTGTCAGGACGTTGTAAACCAGGTCGCCGATCTTGCGAGCGGCGGCGCGGCCCATTGCCCGCGGAGCCCTCGAGAGTCCGTCGAGATCGTCCCCGAGTAACGCCTCGCGGTAGATTCCAAAAAGTCGGCCGTACTTTTTCGCCTTGATATATTCGACAAGGTCGGACATGGTCCCGGCCTTGTATTCGCCGCCCGCGGGAATTTCCTCGAGGTCGCCGAAATTCGACATATTTACCCGGTCCTGCTGTTTATAGTCGGGTAATGTTCCGGTCCTGGTCCATCGCTGCCACGTTTCATCCGTTTCATTGAAACCCATCAACAGCGATTTGCCGGCGGTATTGGCGAGGAGGTTTACGAAGTCCGACGGACCGTGTCCGACCAGGTCCCGGCGAGCCCCTGGCGCGAGGTCCGGACGGAGCGAATAGCCGACGACGTCGTATCGACTCATGCCGCGGGTATCAATACCGGAGCGGCGTAAAAACTCTCTCGCCATTTCCGGTATAGACATATACGCGAACTCGTTCGACTTCATTTCGGCGACGGCGTCGCGGCCGGCGATAATGCCGACTTTAAACTCGAGCGCGCGGTCGGCGCCCTCGAGGAACTTCTCGCCCTCCGTCTCGCCGGCCTGGACGGATCCGCCGACCGGCGCGCGGGTCCGGCCTTCGGTGTCGACTCCGGTCCGGCTGGCGGTCTGGTCGTCGCCCGGCTCTTTATTCATCATTTCGAAAATCGCCGCGCGAGTCTGATCGACCGTCGAGCCGGAGCGAATACATTCCGCCTTTAGCCCGTCATACGCCGGCCCCTTGAATCGGCACGCGTCGAATAAGTCGTTAATGCCGACCAGTCGTTCGCGCTCCTGAGCGGCGCCCAATACGACGCCCTCGCCCCTCGCGGTGGCGCGTGCATTTTCGAATTCGACGACGTTAACGCGCCCGTTATCGCCGCCAGTGTTGCCGGTCGGAGCCGGCGCGTTTTGGTCGTTCATGGTATTACCCTCCGTTGATTTACTTCGACCCACGCCGGACCCCGCATAATCGGCCGGCACTGAAACGATAGAAACCTCGAGCGGCGTCCATCGCGTTACAAATAATGTTTCATTCCCGTTCGAATCCTCCTCGATCCGATAATCGTCGATCGAGTAACGGATCGAGACGTCGTCGAGTACCCCCTCGTCGACCGCCCGTTCGAGGATATCGGCATCGGGTAACGTCCTGGAGAACTCGAGATCGCCCTCGAGCCGGTTTCGTTTCGAGAGCGCGACGCCAGTCGCGCGGCCGATCGGCCGGTCGACGTCATGATTAAATAACATCATTAGCCCGTTACCGCCGGCTCGCTCGAGGTTAATCGCCTCCGCGTTATGGACGAGTATCTCCGTCCCGTAATACCGCGATACCGGCTCGTCGGACGATAACGAGGCGCGGTATTTACCGCTGTCGTTTTTGGCCCGGCCGACGGGGAATGTCCGGTCGAATGTTTTCCCGCGGATCTCGTTTTCGTTAATCATGTGATATTCCCCTTAATAATAACGGCCGGAATAAACCAGGTTTGCTTATAACTATCATCGACCTGGAGCTCGATATACGCCTCGCCGACGGCTGTTATATCGGCCGTTTCCGTTTCCGGGATGACGAGCGCGACTTTTGACGTCGACCAGTCGGCGCCGGTTTCGCCGGAGGTCTGGTCGGAATCGCCCGATAACTTCGTTTCCCGATCGGGTCCGACAATCGCGGCGGTAACGGTGGCGGCGCCGTTTATTACGAAGGTCTCGCCGTCCTCCGGTTGCGCGTCCGTAAGTTTTACAAGTTGAACGATTCGCCTGACGGGATCCCCTGTAACGATTTCGATCGCCATAACCTAGATCCTCGCGGTAACGGTCTGGACGTCAATATCCGAGGATTCGGTCGTCGTCCGGATCCTGGCGGAAACGGTCCCGGCGGCGATCGCGGCGTCGACGGTCTCGAGCGGATCCGCCGGAATCGTCTCCGCGGCATACGAAGCGACGGAGACCGCGTCGAGCACGATCGCGGCGTCGCCGATAACCTCGACGGCGGTTTCGGCGGCGACGAGAAAGTCGTCGAGCGATATCGCGACGTCCGCGCGGACGGCGACGTCCGCATCCGCGGCGACCGTGGCATCGGCCAGGGTAAACGACGCGTCGGCGGTGGCGTCCGTGGTCGTAACGGCGGCGTCGGCGGCGACGGTGGCATCGGCCAGGGTAAACGCGGCGTCGGCGATAATGCCAGAGATCGCACTCGCGGCGCTGTCGACGGTAGCATCGGCCAGGGTAAACGCGGTGTCCGCCTGGACGGCGACGTCCGCATCCGCGGCGACCGTAGCATCGGCCAGGGTAAACGCCGTGTCCGCCTGGACGGCGACGTCCGCATCCGCGGCGACCGTGGCATCGGCCAGGGTAAACGCCGTGTCCGCCTGGACGGCGACGTCCGCATCCGCGGCGACCGTGGCATCGGCCAGGGTAAACGC